GGCTCCATCTCAGCAGCAATTTTTGCTTGGTCTAAAGCTATATCTTGTAGCCCCAGACGCCATGCGGAAATGCTGGCGAGGTCGTGCGCCCAAAAGCCCCAAACCGCCGGGTCACAGGTATAGACTAGCTGCTTGTCTCTGATTTTTAACGCCCGCATAGAGGCCGCAAAACACTCCTCCCAGCGGCTTTGCCGATACATAAGCATGGCAAGCTCGCACCACGGCTCGCGGGTGTTAGGAGCCTCGCCAGCCGCCATGTAGTACCACTTCTCGGCCTGTTGGATGTCCCCAGTCTCAGCATAGGACTTACCCATGAGCCGCATGGCGTAGCAACGCTCGTTCTGGTTGCTCGCAGCGTTCATGGCAAGATAGGTAGTTAGAGCCTTCTTGGCCTCGTCCCAGCGCCGGTAGAACGTCAACTCCCGAGCGTAATAGAAATAGTGATGCGGGTCTGTGGCGTCTTCTTTGACCGCCACCTCCAGCATTTCCATGTACTGACCACGGCTTTTCGTCGGGTCAGGATGGTGGCTAACAAGCAAATGATTGCACCAAGCCGTAACATGCTCGACGCGGCCATCTATCCGCAAATCCTCATGGCAGGGATGGTGCCAGTGGTAGCCGTGGCGGCTGTGTATCTTGCGGTAGGGGAACTTAATGTTGTGGCCCCAGTCAAAGTAGTACCACAAGTTCGTGGTCTTACCCGGCACCCAGACCTCTTCAATCTTACGTTTCCAGCCCGGCTCTAGTACCTCGTCCAAGTCAAGTGAAATGCAAACATCAATAGACCGGGGAATAAGAGCAAGAGCAGCATTGCGAGCGAGATCAAAACGCCAAGGATTGATGTAAATGTCGTGGACAGTAGCTCCCCAATTCTTCGCCGCTGCCACAGTTCCATCAGAGCTTCCAGTGTCAGCAATGAGGATGAGATCAGCGTCTTGAGCCGATTGGCAGAACCGAGTAACAAACTGTTCCTCATTCTTGCTGATTGCATACACGCAGTACGTTAACTTTACAGGAAACGGCGAGTAAACGTAAACGCCAATTTCACCCTCAATATATGACCACGTAGGTTTACCAAAAGCGCGCTTAACAGATTCATCCGTCCAGTGATCTACTACGTGACGCTCATACGGGTTCCCGTAATACTCGCCCTGCGGGTAGTGGCCGATAGGGATGCTGATTATAACCGTAGCGGCCCAGCGTTTAGCCCTGCGGACCAAAACCTGAGCCTCCTCAACGGTCATGTGTTCCAGAACGTCGCCAAGAAAGCAGACATCATACTTTTTGTCTGTATCCCATGTGCGGGCATCAGCAATATGAAGATCGGGATACAGGCTCTTTAGGCCATACTTCTCAACATACGGTTCCCATACCTCAACGCCAGTCCATTTCAACTTAGGAAACAGTTTAGCGTAGGCACCCTCGCCAACGCCGATATCCAGCGCCGTCTCCGGCGTCGGAAGTTTAGACATAACCCATTTAATGCTGGTTTTTCCAGCCTGCGAGCTAAACGGCATTTGAGCCCCCTCTTGCCTATGTTTAGATAGATACGGTAGTTGGCATCGCGTTAATAGTGCCTGATCCTGTAGAGCTATTGCCTCTCAAAGACACGCCAGACCCGTAAGCAGTACCACCAGATATAACATATCCAGTCACATTATCATGTACGTAAAAGTTACTCATGAATGTGACGCCACTGGCGTTCACAAAGCCGTTACCCGATCCAGAGCCGTTTGTAGCTCCCCAACTTTCACAGTTGTCTATCAAAATAACTCCTGAACCGGCATCCATATAAAAGTTGTTCTGGGACGCGGCGGCAAGGCACCCTATTAAATGGACCGATCCATTTGCCGCAAGGTTTCCAACGACAAACCCTGCGGAGCTTGAGTGAACTTGCGTATTATCCGCACCGCAACCAATGAACTGAATTGTCGCCTGATTATCAACAAGATAGCCTCTATTATAACCATAACAGAAGCAATCAATAACCTCAGTCCAATCATTTACAGTAGTAAATTTATATCCAAAACCAGACCTGTTATTATCCGCAGCCGTAAGTTTGGCACCATCCGTCACCCACGGAAAGCCATGACAATTAAGAATACGTGTAACATCAAGAGAATAATCAACCCAGATGCCGTTTGTGCAGTCAAAGTACACGCTGTCAACGACGGAGCCGGGGCAGTTAATATATGTCACCGCATTTGCAAACCCCAAGATCATGCAGTTCTTGACGCTAACCTCTTGCGAGCCTGCCGCATAGATTGCTGTTCCTGCAAAATTCACCGGTTCTGTTCTTGTAAACGCCAAGCCCTGACGCAAAATGCGCAGGCCATCTATGCCTGACATGCCGCCTAAGAAAAAATAAGCGCTAGATGACAAGTTAATGCAGGCATAGTTAAGCCACTCCGTTGTCTCCAATGACTGCGTAGCCGCAGGCGTCGGTCCAACAAGGTAGACATTGGCGACCTTTGGGGATGTTGGCCCTACTGGCGAGGTGCTTCTAATTCCGACATAGACGTTATTGTCTATTTTATATTGGCCCGGCGGGACGATAACCGTACCGCCAAGTGGCGCTAAGGAGTTAATGGCGTTCTGGAAAGATGTACTTGAATCATTTGCCCCAGTAGGATCAGCGCCAAAATCCAATACGCTGACATACCCAAACGAGTTTAACGAGCCCGTTGGACCTGTCGGACCAAGAGGACCGGAAGGACCGGTAGGACCAGTAGGTCCAAGCGCGGTAGAAGAAGGACCTGTCGGGCCGGTCGGGCCAGCAGCGCTAGATGCCGCGCCAGTAGGACCGGTTGGCCCAGTGGGGCCAGCGGGGCCACCAGCCGGTCCCGCTGCACCAGTCGGTCCTGTGGGCCCAATAGGACCACCCCCCGACGCTGAAATCTCAATCTGACCAGCGGAATTAGTTACGGTTATGTTGCTGCCGCCGGTGATAGCCGCAAGATTAAAATCAGAGCCATTGCCAACTAAAAGCTCTCCGTTAGAAGGCGACCGGCCAAGGCGGATTTGACCATTAAAGATACTAGCCTTGTCATTAGACATGATGACCCTCGCCAAAGTGCGCGGCTATTTTACTCTTCTTGTCACCGAGAAGCCAGAGAACGCAAACTTGTCTTTAAGTTAATGTCGGCCTTTGTAATCTGGGCAGCAATTTGTTGGGCCTCGTCGGCTGACACAGGCGTAACCTCAAGACCTATCTTTTGCGCATCCTTGATATAACTTTCATCTGTCATGAGCTTGGCAAATCTGACTTTCCACTCAATTACTTTATTGGATGCGACATTAGGCGGTAGCGCATAGGGCCTAACCAAAGCGCCATGCAATTCAAACAACGCAAAAAGACGCTTCTTGTCCCCATCCGCAATTCTTTCCATCACGGCAGGAACGTCTTTAAACTCAACGTGTCGTGTATAGCCTGAGTTATATTGTAGGATGGGGCGGACCTGTGGCGAACCTATCCAGTGCGGTGAAACGGTCTTCACGCCCACAAGATTAAAGACAACAGCCGTTATTTCATTGCGCTCAAAGGCCAGACGAATCGTGTTCACGTCAGAGTATCCAGTTATTTCTCTAATTTTATTTGGCAAGACCCGGTTCAGAACTTTAAACGGGCTGATGGAGACGCTGCCATCGGAACCCCCAATTAGTTCTTGTCCCGACTTGACCCAGACAATATTAGGGTTTTTGCGGCCATCTACAAACGAGCCGAGCCAGTTCATTTGTGACAGATCATACTTAGCTGCCGGATCGTCAAATAGCGCCGACAGGAATACGCGAGAAGTGAACGTGCCGATCTCAGAGCCGTCACGCGCTGACACATTGTATAGATAGTTTGCAGCATTAAGCCCAGCAGCACCGGGCACGACATGGACTACCCCGCCAAGATGGCGGGCAACAATGCGTGCGTTCAGATAATGGCCGTCCACGTTGGAGCCAACCACAATCCTAAATGAATCAGCAAACGCCGGCAGCGACAGAAGCCAAAAAACAAATGCTAGGGCTTGAACACGGAAGACGGCCATGTGGGCATATCTCTTTCAGGGAAGTTGATGGATGGCGTATAACCCACACCTTCATCACCCAACCACGTCTTCATGGTCAACCAATTTCCGTTAGGAAGTGCTGACTTTTGCCTCACATATTCAGCGATCTCAGGCATAGTTTTGCCGCTCTCAAGCTGACGGGCAAAGAAACGCCTCTTGCTGCACTTAAAGCAAAAGCACGGATCGTTTTGTGAGTTGCAAGATGTAACTAAGGCCAACAGGTCTGTCGGCATTTCAGAGATTGCTACACCGTGATGATAGTCAGCCTCAATTAGAGGAAACTCAACGGAGCCGCGCGTGGCGTTTGCCACAAACAGATCATGCGCCAACCACGAGCCCGGTCCCTCTTTACCGCGAGGACCGCGATTAGCGTTCCCATCGTTTTCTTTCTCATGGGTAATGATGATCCGATCTAGCTCGTTAAGGTTGACCTTTTCAACCGCCCAGTTGGTGAAATACGTCTCAGGCGTATTGGGCCAATCAGGTATAAGTTTGGGAAGCTCAACAGGTACGATCACAAGCTCTATTGGCCGGAGATTAGCGGCAAACCAATCCACAATAGGCTGCGCTTTGGCGAGGGTAGAGGCCAAAGACTTGCCCTTTGCAAAGAGCCGGATGTCATTGGTCTCATAGTCCTCTGGCGTCAGACCATCCGTGTCAAAGACAACAGCCATGACATCATCCTGCGTCGTGGTCAGGATTTTCCAGATAGCGTAGGTTGAGTCCACCCCGCCAGAGAACGCCACTGCCGCCTTCATAGCAATCTCCCATCACGAATGTCTGACAGCAGGCGTTCCCACTGCGGCACCCTATGCTCCCATGAATATACACGATCTGCATGAGCCTTCTGCGCGCCTAAATGCTCCACATTGCCGCGCTTCCATTGCCATATAACATTGTTAAGCTCACGATAGAACACCTCTTTATGATGCTCCGGCGGGTAGTGATACATATTTGTGATCCCGCAAGCCGTCTCAAACAGGGCAGCATTATTGGGATGTACGCAAAGCAAGCCCGCACTCATCGCCTCAATGAGAGATAGACAGCTAGTCTCGCCCCAGATGCAGGGATACGCGAAGATGTGGCACCGGGTCAGCGCCTCACGAACCTCTGAGTTTGTGGCAATGCCACGGTAAATGACACGGGGATCAGCTTCCAAAGCCTCAAATAGCTCATGGAACGTGCGGTCATTCTCTAGCGGGTTTTTGTAGAGCTTAAAGGAAGAAAATACTTCAAGCTCAATGTCTTCATGCTCATCTGCTAGATCACGGAACACGTCATAGAGGATTTTAAGTCCACGCTGTGGGCTGGACGTATAGACCAATCTAATCTTGTCTTTGGGCTTTTCATGCGCCGGGATTGGGTCGATGGCGTTCAGCATCACCCGTGTCCGCTGCCAATCCGGCCACCTAAAATTGAACGACCGCGCGTATTCCAACATCTGCCAGTTGGATACACAGACCATGGCGTCAAAGTGTTGCCAGCGTTGTTGAGCAAGGTGCTGATACTCAACCATGTCAGATTGCGGCGTGGCCGGAACCTCATGCGCCCAAAAGATGCGCTTCACGCCAGTCGGCGCTTCCGCCAACTTCTCCAAGGATCGTGACAACACGATCCCATCAAAGGCGTTAGGAGGCAGACGGCTCTCCAGCCCGCGCATCATCAACTCTGTCCCGCCATTGGCGGTCAGATTCATCGCGTCATAGACGATGCCCATTACGCAACCTGTGACAATGTAGGTTTGGCCGCTTTCTCAGGGTCGGTGGTCAGGCACTCCATCAACATGCCGATGGTTCCTGCATGGTTAAACTGGATGAGCGGGTCAACCCAGATTTCCACACCAGCCTCGCCAGCATACCGACAGAAGGTGAAGTCCTCGCCCCAGAACTCGCCGCCATGAATCTCCGTGTTGAAGAAGGCGAAGCCGGGCTCTGGATTGTTGCGCGGGTCTTTAGGCTCGTAATAGAGGTGGGGATGCTTGTCCCGCATCTTCTGAATTACGCTGCGGGCGATCAGCATAAAGCCCGCCGGAATATATTTCATTTTGAGAAGATGTTGTTCCGTCTTGATCGCGCCGTTGGGCAGATAATCAGGCCGGAAGATGAAACAGTTCTTCTCGCCTCTGGCGGGGTAAACGCCCGCCACGAACTCTTTGCCGGATTGCAGCATGGCTGCGATGGCCTCCGGGGGCCATCCCAGATCGGCGTCGATGCACAACAGATGCGTACAGTCAGACTCCCAAAACGCCTGTACAAGCCGGTTGCGCTCTGCAACAAGCAAAGAGCCAGTTTCAACGACTTGTGGTGTGACCTTGATGCCCTGCGCCTGACAGAAGGCGTAGGTGTTCGCCAAAGACAGCGCATAGGCAATCTTGACGTTGCCACCCTGCGCAGGCGTGGCGATCATGATGTTCGTCTCCATTTACACCCCCTTCACGTAAATGTTGGACGGAGAATTGGTTACCACAGGACTGGTTGAAGGTCCAACAAACTGCGTTGTCGGGTCGTAGTTAAAAAGATTAGAATAGCCAAACGTGCTGACGTATACTTTTGCTCCAGGATCATAACCAAATCCCCCGTAAAGGAACTTTCCTTTGAAGTACCCAAGCGCATATATGCTAAAACTACTATCTATGTTTGCAGATTGAGGCGGCACAGACCTCAAAGACCACGTAATAGCGTCAGTGGAATACGCTACTAAATCATGTGTACTCACACCAGATGCGCCACTGAGCAAATACACGCCTTCCGCATATGTAACGCTTGCATAGTTTTGACTTGCCATGCCTGTCGCGGGGCTTCTTGTGGTCCATGTGATTGCGTTGGTGGATGTCATAATGACGTTGGCGTGGCCAACGGCCACATATAAATTATTCCCGTATGTAACGGCGTTTAACTGATTATTTGTGACGCTCGGACTCCTCACCGTCCATGTAATGCCGTCCGCAGATGTTAATATACTTGTGTTTCCTGTGCTGTTAGAGTTACCGACAATTATAAACTCGCCATTGCCATATGTTATCCCGTAAAAGTCAGAGGTGCTGCCTAAAGACGTGCTACGCAAAGTCCAAGTAATAGCGTCTGTTGAAGTGGCTATAATTTCATTATCACCCGCAAGAACATATAATCCTCCACCGTAAGCAACAGCGTTGATCTGATTAGCTGAAGCTACGCTTCTTCTCGTCCATGTCACAGCATCAGTAGATGTGTTTATAACTCCATTGTCTCCAGCGGCCACGAATAAACTACTGCCGTAAATGATGCTTCTAAAATTTTGCCCAACCGTTGCCGGCGATCTCGTTGTCCAAACAATACCATCACTAGATGATCTTATTTTTCCACTCAAACCGACCATAAGCGCTGTGGAGGAAGACGCTGCAATACCGGTAAATGAGTCTGAGTTAACAGTGCAAGACCCAGATTGCCAAAACGTAACCGTTGTTTTGCCCAACAGTCCATATTTGGCATACAACGCGCTATACGTGCTTTGTGACACGGGGACGCCCGCCCTCAACCATGTGGAGGAGGTGTCCTTATCATCCCATGTTACCTCGCCAAGAGCGTTCGTGGCTGGCGCACTAAGAAGAGCTTTAAGGCTGCTCATGTCATTTCACCTTGATATAAGCAGTCGGAGTTGTGGCATTGGTGGATATGATGCCCGTGCTAGTTGTCGGCAACTTAAAATTAGTTGTGGAATCATATGTATAATATGCAGCCGTGGCTAAATAGACGTCTGAGATGCTAGTTGAACCGGCACCCAAAACAGTTGAGCCATTAAACGCAAAACCGTTAATGTTATATAATGAGCCAGACGCAAAAGTTGGCCAAGTTGTCCCATCATAAGAATAGTATCCAGCAGCACCTCTTGACATAATAAAAATATTTCCAAAATAAGAAATTCTGTTTTGGCTTGATCCAGCGCCAATCTTAGTTGTAATCCAAGATACAGCGTCCGTAGAATAACCAGTTACCCCCAAAGACGCCACATATACATACAAACCGTTTCCATAAGAAATATCTGTGAGGTTTGCTGTTGTGTTGTCGCCAAAAGCAAATGCGCTTCTCAATGTCCACGTAATAGCATCCGTGGACGTGGCGAGGGTATTATTATTCCCTACATATACCCATTGAGAGTTTAGGTACTTAACTTTATTTATTTGTTGCGTAGTGCCGGTCGTTCTTGTCGTCCAAGTAATGGCATTAGTTGAAGTTTTTAGAATCCCGCCAGCTCCACCAAAAACATAAAGGGAATTTCCATACGCAACTCCTTGTATGGCGGAAGCCGTACCAGATGTTCTTACAGTCCAAGTAATACCGTCTGTGGACGTGGCAATTCCACCAGCATCTCCGCCAATAATAAAAATCCCTCCCCCAAAATCAGAACTATAGATGGCCTGAGCCGGAGAAAAATTAGGATTGCGCGAAGTCCAAGTTACGCCATTAGTTGATGTCGCTAAATTATTTGAATATCCAGATGCCAGAAAAACACTTGCACCATACGTGGCAGAAAGAATACCATTAAATGGAGAAGATTGCCCTGTCCACGTTGTCAGCACGTTTCCGTCAGGTATCAACCCAATCGCCGCATATAGTTGCGGATACGTTGCTTGAGCTACAACACTGCCGTCACACTTCACGTAACCCGTGATCGTATTGGTGTTATTGACATGAAACCGCTGTTGGCCGGCGGTAAAGGCGGGGGTGAAGCGGGATTGATTGCTCATGTCTTCACATAGAGGCTGACGCCATCAGTGGTGGCGGTGGATGTGGGAAGTTTGAACTGTGTTGATATGTTATAAGAATAGGCGGTCGCTGTCCTAAGAACGCCCGCATCTCCTGACAAAAGATAAATCTCACCAGCATAAATTATATTCCTGTAATTTGTTGTGCTTTGTAGGTTAGTTGTCCAAGTGATTGCATCAGTTGAATAAAGAACAACGCCAGACACGCCTGCCGCGATATAATAAGGAGATTGATATGTAATCGTTAATAAACTGGTTGCGGTTCCAGATGTTCTTACTGTCCAAGTAATGGCGTCAGTTGAGGTTCCTATTCCACCTGCGTTGCCAACTCTCACATAAAGAGAATTGCCATAGACAAGTCCATTAACTGATGATGTTGTACCGCTGGTCCTGACGGTCCAAGTAATACCGTCTGTGGATGTGGCAATACCGCCCTGCGTTGTTCCAACAACAAATATACCATTACCATAAATGAGGCTGCGAAAATCTTCCGTCGCCAAATATCCCGTGCTGCGGAGAGTCCATGTAATAGCATCCGTAGAGGTTGCTATAGCCTCGTTATCACCCGCATAGACGTAGGTGGATGCGCCATAGGCCAGTCCATAAAGACTAGACACGGTGCCGCTAGTTCTGACAGTCCAAGTAATTCCATCAGTTGATGTAGCGATACCGCCCTGAATGGTTCCAAGAACAAAAATGCCGCCAGCATAGATAAGCGTCTGAAAGTCTTCCGTTGCCCCATATCCTGTACTGCGGAGAGTCCATGTTATGGCGTCTGTGGATGTGGCTATTGCCTCATTAGTTCCAGCATAAACATATGTAGAGGCACCATACGCAAGGGCAAAAATTGCAGAAGCCGTTCCGCTGGTGCGAATAGTCCACGTCGTGGAGACATTCCCGCCCGCAATTAATCCGACTTGCGCATACAAAGACGAATACGTTGACTGGCTGACCGTTGCGCCGTCCAATGCCAGCCAACCGGTCGGCTGATCGCCCGTCTTGAAGGGGGCAACCTCACCAGAGATCGGCTGAACAATCCTTGATGCAAGATCACGGAATGAACTCACAGCAATACCCACCCATAGGTCGCGCCGCTGTAGTAAAGCGTAAACCCAGCATCCGCGACATCAACCGTCATGTCTTCAGCCAGATTCATGATCTCGTTGCCGTTGCGGCCAATAACGCACGTCAACGTACCGCTCAGGTTTGACACGCCAACCGCATCACCGACACTTGGCGAGGCAGGAAGCGTAAGGGTCAAGCTAGCTGTCATGACATAAAGCGTGCCAACCACAGCGTTTGTATTTGTGCTGATGGCAGAAGTGGCGATGATTCCGCCAGAAGTACCAGTAGAGCCAGTCGGACCCGTTGGCCCTATGGAGCCTGTTGGACCTGTGGGACCCGCGCCAGTAGGTCCAGTCGGTCCAAGATCACCAGTAGGGCCGGTAGGCCCAATATCGCCCGTAGGGCCGGTCGGGCCGGCTGCTCCCGCAGTTCCAGTTGGCCCAGTGGGCCCAGTTTCGCCAGTCGGACCAGTCGGACCGGCAACTGTAGATGCTGCACCAGTAGGTCCAGTTGGGCCAGTTTCACCAGTCGGACCTGTGGGGCCCGCAACAGTTGATGCAGCACCAGTCGGGCCGGTCGGACCCGTGTCCCCGGTGGGGCCTGTAGGCCCAATGTCACCTGTAGGGCCAGTAGGACCCGCATCCCCAGTGGGGCCCGTGGAGCCAGTGTTGCCCGTGGGTCCAGTCGGACCGAGATTGCCAGTCGGGCCGGTGGGGCCGGTGTCACCAGTCGGTCCAATATTACCGGTCGGGCCGGTAGGGCCATTCACACCAGTCGGGCCTGTAGGTCCCGTTACCGATGTGATTGCTCCGTTATCAACCCAATCTGAACCGTCCCAAACCCACAAATGAGTGTTATCAAGGGTGACGTAAGCATCACCCACCGCGCCAGTGTAGGACGAAGGATAGCCGGGAAGTGCTGCGGCATTGGCTACTGTGCCAAGATAGGT